CGTGGCGCTCTGCGACACCGCCTTCAACGAGATCGGCGTCCAGAACTTCGACCGCTACCTCGCCCTGTCGAGCCGCGACTACAACGGCATGGCCGGCAACCTGGCCATCGCCACCCGGTCGTTCGGCAACCGCATGTCCGAGGACGCATACCGCCGTGGCTTCGTCGGCACGGTGGCCGGGTTCGAGACGTACAAGTTCGACTACGCCAACCGCATCCGCGCGGTGACGGGGTCGAACACGACCATCGACACCCGTGCGTCGGCCAACAACTACTGGGTGCCCCAGGCGACCAGCGTTGCATCGACAGGCGAGACCTCCAACGTGGACAACCGCTTCCAGACCGTGACGGTGGCGTCCAACGCGGACCTGCTGGCCGGCGACGTGATCCGCATCGCGGGTGTCGAGAGCGTGCATCACATCACCAAGGCCTCGACCGGCGTGCTGAAGACCTTCCGGGTCGTCAGCGTGGGCGGCTCGAACACCATCGTCATCACCCCGGCGATCATCTCGGCCCAGGGTGGCAGCGATGCCGAGAAGCAGTACCAGAACTGCTCGGTGACCACCAGCGCCACGGCCACCGTGACGCGCCTGAACACGGTCGCTGCGCCGATCAACTGCTTCTGGCAGAAGGACGCGCTGGAGATTCTGCCGGGTCGCTACGCCCCGTCGGAGAACGCTGGTGCGGCCATCATGCGCGCGAGCACGGACCAGGGCATCGAGCTGGTGATGCAGAAGCAGTACGACATCAACACGATGAAGACCAAGTACCGCCTCGACTGCCTGTTCGGCGTGGTGAACAAGCAGCCCGAGATGAGCGGCATCCTGCTCTTCGGCCAGTCCACGGCGCAACCCTGATGACCTAGCGGGCCGGCACTCACCGGCCCGCGTCGCAACCAATCCTGGAGATCGTCATGTCGTACAACATCATCGCCCCGCAGGGCACCGCCACCGTCACGCTGACTGCCAACCAGAAGATCGTCGTCAAGACTGCCGGCGAATCGGTCGTCTCCCAGACCGTGGGGTACCCCAACTACCCCGAGCAGAACGACGTTCTGACCACGGTCGTCAACGGCACCTACACCTCGTCGGCCTTCGCCAACGGCGGCACGGTCATCATCCAGTCGGGCGCCTTCGAGACGCTCTACGACGTCGGCACCGATCCGGTCATCGGCGACAACGGCAACTGGCAGCCCCAGGGTGCGCCGACCAACGTCACCGACGGTGGCTCGATGGCCTTCACGGCCGCCGGCCTCCTGAGCGGCATCGTGACGGCCACGCCGACCACGGGCCGCAACATCCAGCTTCCGCTGGGCACCGCGCTGGACGCTGCCACCACCATGGCCGTCGGCGACTCGTTCGACTGGACGCTGATCACGCTGGCCGCGTTCGCGCTGACCATCACGGTCAACACGGGCGTGACCATCGTGGGCGATCCGGCCACCGCCGGCACCTCTGGCGCCGTCGCTCGCTTCCGCACCCGGAAGACCGCCGCCGGCACCTTCGTGACGTACCGCCTCGCCTGAACGGGGTGACCTGAGGCGCGGGCGGTGGTCACCAGGCTGCCGCCCGCGTTTTCGCATGAGGAGCGCACCATGCCGCTGAAGATGGGGTACGGCAAGAAAGCCGTGAGCGAGAACATCTCCAAGGAGATGAAGTCGGGCAAGCCGCAGAAGCAGGCTGTGGCCATCGCCATGAGCACCGCGCGCAAGGCTGCCATGAAGGCCGGCAAGCCGAGCAAGGCGCCCAAGAAGGCCATGCGATGAAGCCGGGCCTCTACGCCAACATTCACGAGAAGCGCGAGCGCATCAAGGCCGGCAGCGGCGAGAAGATGCGCAAGCCGGGCTCCCCGGGTGCGCCGACCGCCAAGGCGTTCCGCGAGTCGGCCAAGACCGCCAAGAAGCGAGGCAGCAAGTGAGCGAGTTCCCCGTTCTGGTCTACCGCAGCCCGGGCTCGTTCCGCGGCTACCTCGGCGCGTCCTACACGTACCAGCAGGTCGTCAATGCCGAGGAGCTTGCCGCTGCGCTGTCGAGTGGCTGGTTCCACACCACCGAAGAAGCCATCGCTGCAGCTGGTCAGGAGGCCTACACCTACGGCCTGACCAAGAAGCAACTCGCCCGGGTGCTCAAGGACAAGCCCTGGCTGCGCGCCGCGCCGCCCGAAGTCGAAGCGCCTGTCGCCGCACCCGTGGATGTGCCCGACGACGATGCGCCGCCGACTCGCGCGGAACTGGAGGAACAGGCTACACTACTGGGCATCAAGTTCGACGGGCGCACGACCGACAAGCGCCTGGCCGACCGCATCGCCGAGGCGATGAAGGGAGCCTGAGATGGGCTACAGCAAGCGCCAGTTCCTGACAGCCAGCTTCACCGAGATCGGTCTGGCCAACTACGTCTTCGACTTGCAACCCGAAGACCTGGAATCGGCGCTGCGTCGTCTCGACTCCATGATGGCCGAGTGGAACGCCAAGGGCATCCGTCTGGCCTACCCCATCCCGGGCTCGCCCGAGGACAGCGACCTCGACGCGCAGTCCGACGTGCCCGACAGCGCCAACGAGGCCATCATCACGAACCTGGCGATGCGCCTGGCACCGAGCTACGGCAAGCAGGTCTCGCCGCTGACGATGACCACCGCCAAGATCGCCTACAACACCCTGCTCTCGCGCGCCGCGCTGCCGATGGAGCAGCAGATGCCCGGGACGATGCCTGCCGGCGCCGGCAACAAGCCGTGGCGGGTCTACGATGACCCGTTCCTGCGGCCGCCTGTCGAACCCGTGCTGACCGGCCGTGACGGGCCGCTGGAGTACAACTGATGCCGACCATCAACCAACTGCCGCTGCTGACGTCGCCGGCCCCCGGCGATCAGGTGCCGGTGTACAGCACGGAGAACGGCGACGCGCGGCGGTTGCCCCTGTCGGAGCTTGCCACGTTCATCGAGAGCCTCATCGAGCCTCTGGAGTTCGGCGACGGGCTCCAAGACGACTCAGTGGCCAACCGCATCCTGCCGCAGGTCGCCAAGTCGGTCAACTACACCTTGGTGGCATCGGACTCTGGCAAGCACGTGCTCGCCACCGCCATCGGCCTGACGCTCACGATCCCGAGCAGCCTGGAAGTGCCGTGGCCCATCGGCACGATGCTGACGTTCGTCAACAGTGCCGCGGGCAACATCAGCATCGCCATCACCGCTGACACGATGACGCTGGCCGGCACCACCACCACGGGTACCCGGACGCTGGCGCAGAACGGTCGCGCCGAGGCCCTCAAGATCGGTGTGGGGGTGTGGATCATCAGCGGCGTCGGCCTGACTTGAGGCGTGGACCATGCCGACCATCAACCAACTGTCGCGCCTGGCAGCACCCAACGGTGCCGATCAGGTGCCGGTGTACTCGCCCAACAGTGGCGACGCGCGGCGGTTGTCGCTGGCGGCGATTGCCGAGTACATCCGGGGTACGACTGGCGTCGATAATGGTGTCGTCACCCTTGTCACGTCCACCAGCGTCAACGCCGAGGACGGTCAGTGCCTCGTGCTGACGGGTGGCTTCTCGACGGCTGTGTTCCTGCCTTCTGCGCCTGAGATCGGCACCACGATCCAGATTGTGGTCGCCAACAATCGCGTGGACAACGTGGTCGTGCGTAATGGCAACCTACTCATGGGTCTGGCCGAAAACATGACCCTCGACTACAACCTCGCGGCCATCACCCTGCGGTTCATCGACGCCGCGATTGGCTGGAGACTGCTGTGAGCGTACTTTCTCAGTTCGGACCCCCGGTCCCCTACGCCGCGACTGCCGGGTCGGTGACCAACGGCGTCTACACCATCGGCAACCAGACCATCGGTGGCACCAAGACGTTCACGAGCACCATCGTTGGCGACATTAGCGGGACCGCTGGCACAGCCACGACGGCCAACTTCGCCACGAGTGCGGGCTCGGTGACCGATGGGGTGTACACGGTCGGCAACCAGACCATCGGCGGGATCAAGACGTTCACGAGCACCATCGTGGGCGACATCAGCGGCAACGCGGGGACGGTCACTAACGGGGTCTACACGACCGGGAACCAGACCATCGGTGGCACCAAGACGTTCAGCAGCACCATTGTCGGTGACATCAGTGGCAACGCCGGGACGGTCACGAACGGCGTCTACACCAGCGGCAACCAGACAATTGCTGGCACCAAGACGTTCTCCAGCACAATCGTGGGCGATGTGAGTGGGAACGCCGGTACGGTCACCAACGGCGTCTATACCAGCGGCAACCAGACCATCGGTGGTACGAAGACGTTCAGCACCAACCCGATTTTGTCGGCGGGGACGGCCAACACCATCTTGGTTTTGGATGGCAGCAAGCAAATTGCCGCCGCTAGTGGGTTGGGATACAACACCACCACGAGAACATTGACTCTTGGGGTTGGTGACACCCCGGATTTTCGCATTGGTCGCGGCGCTGGAAATTTGGCAGATAACACAGCCGTAGGCGCCAATTCTCTGGTAGCAAATACCACCGGCACTAGGAATACCGCGTTTGGCGACGGCGCTCTATTCAATAATACCGATCAGAACAGTAATACTGGTATCGGATTTAACGCTCTCTACAATGGTGGCGGTAGTGGTTCAGGCACCAACATTGCTGTTGGCGCAAATAGCCTTGGCAGTCTTACCACTGGCTACGATAACACCGCAGTAGGTACTGATTCACTTCGCGCGACTACCACTGGCCGTTGGAATGTCGCAATCGGTGAACGCGCGCTCCGTAACAACACCACGGGCTTTTGGAATATCGCCGTTGCTGCCGACACCCTACTCAATACGAGCACTGGCCCCGCCAACATAGCCATTGGTCGTTCTGCTTTGTCCGACAACACCACTGGAGGTTCCAACGTGGCTGTTGGGCACAACGCTCTCGTTGGGAATACCACGGGTGCCGGAAATACCTCAGTCGGTGCTTACACGCAAACAATCACGCGCACTGGTTCTAGAAACATCACCATCGGCTACGAATCCGGTCAACTGATAACCACTGGCTCCTATAACAGCATTCTTGGAAGTTTTGACGGGAACCAGCACGGCATCGACATTCGTACTGCCAATTACAACATCATCCTCTCCGATGGTGCCGGTGTTCCCCGCGCCTTCTACAGCAACTCCGCCAGCACTTGGGACTTCCGCACCGGAGCATCCCCCGGCACCGTCCGCCTGACCATCGGTGACTCGGCTGTAACCGTCGCCAACGTCCTCTCCCTCGCCGCAGGCACCGCGCTCCTGCCGTCTCTGGCGGCCACGGGCGACCTGGACACCGGGATGTGGTTCCCGGCGGCCAACACGGTGGCGTGGAGTACGGGTGGCGCGGAGCGCATGCGCATTGACAACGCGGGCCTCGTCGGCATTGGCACCACGCCCGGCGCACGCCTCACCGTTCGCGGCAGCGGCACCAGCAGCAGCACCACCGGCTTGCTCGTCGAAGACAGCGCGGGCACCGACAACTTCGCCGTCCGCGACGACGGTGCATATGCCTTCCGCGGCGGCACGGTCGGCCTCGCACAAACCGGCTACACCACGTTCACGAACTTGACCACCGACCGCACCTGTGACGCCGACACCGTGACCGTCGCAGAACTGGCCGATATCGTTGGCACCCTCATCGTGGACCTCAAAACCAAGGGAATCATCGCATCATGAACTGGAAAATCGAATGGATGCGCAAGATGCCGCAGGCCGGCGACGCCACCGACGTGGTGGTCGAGGTCGGCTGGCGGCTCACGGGCACCGAGGGCGAGCACAGCGCGTCGGCCTACGGGTCGGTCGGCTTCACGGTGCCCGAGTCCCCGGGCGAGAACTTCACCCCCTTCAGCAACCTGACCGAAGCCCAAGTGCTCGGCTGGGTCTGGTCGTCCGGCGTGGACCGTGAGGCCACCGAGGCCGCTGTCGCCGGCCAGCTCGACGCCCTCGTCAATCCCCCCACCATCATGGCCACGCTGCCCTGGAGCAACCAGTGACTCTCGACCCCAAGACCCCCGTCACCCTGCCGCTCGGCCTTGTCAACGACCT